TCCATGTACTACATGTTCAAACTGTCCAATGTACCCACTAGCTACACAGTTTGCTTCCATACCAGTAAGCTGACTATACTCAAATATACTTTGTTTATTCTGGCTTTTACGTATCCCACCTATCAAAGATAAAGAAGCATCATTCTTAAAAAAGAACCTAAACTGTGATTTCTTTCTAAGTACTACAATAGCCACATCTTCTATTTGTTCTGATAAGTAGTAGTTATCAAATATAGACTGTATCTCTTTAGAAACTGTAGCAAGTTCAACATCACCAATTTTATCAGTACCAGAAATGGGACGTATACCATCTGGCCCTAAGAATAATAAGTCACCACCAAACTCTACCACAGAATCAGGGGCGAGGCAACCCATATTTGAGGTAACGTTTTCCAATGTAAAGTTAGCTACATTATTACCTATTAATCTTTTTATATTATTAGCACCAAAGATATATAATTGATTACGGAACTTTTTAATGGCAGTTATAGTAAAACCTACATTAATAACTCCAGCACCGCTACCTGCATCAAAATCATAGGCATTGACAGGAGCACTAAAATGTAAGTTATATGGTTCAGAAGAATCGCCACATAAAAATACATGGGAACTAAACTCTTCTGAATACTTAGGGTTGTTAGGAGCATTCGTATGTGTAATCTGTGTGTAAGTAGTACCATCATACGTTGCCGCTGGATTAACACCATCCGTAAGTAGTATAACTTCTCCTGACCAGTTAAAACTAGTAAAACGAATCCTACTAACATTAGTCATGTCAGGATTACCAGCTTCTGGTATAGCTACCCAAGAACTATTAGAGTTCTGCCATCTATATAGATAGTCATGACCAGATGTAGGTTTTCTACAGGCAAATATACCATCATGTAAATTACCATTGACTGTAAGGCCAAGTATAGCACCTGTACCGGGAACAGTACCGTAGTCATTAGCATAACCACTAATACGACGATACCCACCCGAAAGGGCAGGTTCATAGTTAATCATTCTTATAGCACTACCCGATAGGTTAGTGGCTTGGGTTAGCGGGTCTATATTAGTGACCAACCCCCCAGCACAAACTGATAAGTATGTACTTAGTCTATCTGCCATTTAAATAATATTCTTATATAAAGAGTTACCTGATCTATGTATTACAGTTGAACGTAAATAGTCTTTGCTATCTACTAGTAATCTACGCATAGATTTAATGCCTGTTCTAAACTTAGCATCGTGTAACTGTGCTGATTGCTCATTAGACCTAAAGTGCATTAGGTACATCATAGCACCGTCAAGTACTACATGTTTAAATCTATCGGGAATAATACACACATCAGTACTTAGCACTAGATCAGCAGGTACTTTCCAGTATCTGTATTCTATAATGTAAGTATTATCTGGTACAGGTGAAACACCAAACTTATCTTCTTGTGTTTTATATACTACATCAGGTTTTTGATAACCATCTGTTCCAGCTACATCATCAAGACTTCTTCTATCACTTATGTATGATTCATACGAAATGCTAGGCAGTTGTGTTGGATGTGCATATTGTGCATTAGTTAAATAAAATGTTTCCCAATCTGCTTTAGAGTAGTCAGAAGGGAAGTCGTAGGTCTTTGTACCTACTGCAAGTGTTTGTTCGTAAGTTACTAATGTGAAAGGCCACTCTTGTGCCTCTTGTAGTATCTCACGTACTGAAGAATTAATAGAGTCTTTAGCTAGTGACTGTACATTTTTAGTTGTGGCAAAATCAGCCTCACCAATCTCAACCTCGTTAAGACGACGAAGTAACTCATTCACTAGATTTATATACGAAGCCATATTAATTCCTACTGTTACAGATATAAGTGGGCTAGTTTCCCAGCCCACCTACAGTATTTTATATTATGCTAAGTTGTATTTAGCAGTGACTAATGCTTCTGGACGAAGAATCTTGCGTCCATATAGATGCATGCCACGAACAATATCAGCAAATGAGTCTGGATCACGGTATGATTCAGTTTTGTTGATTTGTTCCGCAGTTGCAACCGCAGAGTCATGACCAGCACAGATAACACCGTAGTTAATGTTCTGGTTAGCCGCACCTGTTGTAGATGCACCAGTACCTACTGATGGTAAGTTGTTTGAAACGTATACACGGAAACCGTGGAAGTTGTTCAAGACTAGGCCATTCTTTAGGCCATCACCACCGAAGTCAGCATTTAATAGACGTGAATCTTCATCACGAAGCACTTCCATCATCACTGGGTCAATTACGATCCAACGACCTTGAGTGTCTACGTTTTGAACGTCTAACAAACGGCTCATACGTGCCACCAACATAGCTGGTGAAACAGTAGCTGTAGGTAACGCAGTAGCTCCCGGCAGACGTGCCGCAACTGGGATCGAGTGATCACCTGCTGTAGATGTAGTAATGTTACCAAATGAACCTTTGATAAGCTTGTTCGCTGCAAGTAGTTCGTCTGAACCAGCTGCTGAGTTAGCTTTAGTACCATTTACTGTAGTGTTTACTACACCAGCGTTTGCATGTAATGCAGACTGTTTGTAACCAGATAAGTAACCAAGAACATCTTGGTCATACTGATCAGCCAAACGATATGCCGCACGATCCGAAGCCAAGCTTTGGAAGTTTACATGTGAGTGCGCTTCTTCGATGTCATCAACTTTAAATGCAAAGTAGTTTGCTTTGTCGATTGTTAGTGAAAAATCGTTATCTGAAAGGTCCTGTGTCGAGATAGTAGTACCACGTAGATACGCAGTTACTGAAATCTCAGGTTCTTTTATGATTTTTACTGAGTCGCCCATTTGAGCGATTTCTCCGAAATAGTCAGAGTTAGTGATAGCTTCACAGATAGCAGATTTGCGAAATGCAAGTTGCACCTGTTTGCTGTAAATAACGGGCGAGAAGTTACCGTTCGGTAAGTTTGTGTAGCCCGAAGCCTTTCCAAATGCCATTTTAATTCTCCTTTAGCACTAGATTACAGATGCAAACGACTATTCACTTATATAGAGGCTAAGTACTTGTAGGGTGCGTTACTATGAAAGTTGGCCTACCTTCAGTATAACGGGCCATAAGATATTAGGTTGTCAAGAAGTATATTGTTGTTTGCGTGGGTTTAGTCGTAGTGTGAGTAACCTGTGTCTTAGGGGTCACACTACTACATTGTACATATAGTTATATCATAAATATATTATATGTCAATAGCTTTATCGAGCATTGCCCGACATATCGTAAATAAACTTACCAGTACGAATGGATTCCATAATAGCATCGGAAGCTTTTTCATACTGTTGTGGTGTCATCTTATTCACTTGAGATTCTTTATATACATTCTTAGAATCTTCTGAATCAGGTGCACTATTGTTACTACGACTGTTTACTGAACGTGCGGCATCTTTATTGTTGCTCGCAGGTTTTGTTTTCTTAATACCCATATCAGCTTTGTACAAATCAATTGCACGTGATGCTGATCGTGAGTCATCGGCATTCTCATATAATGCGTCTTGTACCCACTTAGGTTGTTCATCTACCCAATCATGAAATGCATCATCATCTCTGATTTCACCGAAGTCAGGGTGTGCAGTCATCAACTCTACTTCAGCTTTCTTGCGTGTTGCATCAGCTTTCATTTCATCAATTTCTTTTACACGTTCTTCTAATCCAGCGGCTTGTTCTCTTGCTTTCTTAATTGCAATAGTTTCTACTATAGCCGCTACATCTGGGTATTGTTCTGCCCAAGCTTCAATGTCTCCATCAGACTTAGGTAGTTTAATTTCTTGTTTAGTTGAGTCTTCAAGTTGACGTTGTAAAGTTTTAAACTTGTCATCCCAATCTTTTTCTTTGTCTTGCATATGCCGTCTAAGATCACCGTAGCGTTTCTTAAAACTTTTTTCTTCTGCATTGGCTGGTTCAGCTTCTACTGTTTCTTCTGTAGTTTCTGCTACTTCACCTTTTTGTTCAGCCATAAGTTGTTCGAGTTCTTCCTCTTCCATCTTACGCTTATCTTCATTAGAGTATTTACGATTTGCAAATGCTACTTTAGTTTCTGGCTTTACTTCTTCTGCCATTATTTTATCATTCATGTTTCAGTCTTTCATACTGGGGCCGCCGTAGCCTAGTGTTGGTAGGGGGATGGGTAGCCAGTTCAAATTTAGCAGGGGTTAAATAATTGGTGCTGCTAATCCACGTCTTACAGGTGCAGTAGGTTCAATAACATCAGGTGTACCTAAGTCAAATAGTTCTGTTCCTAACACACTTATTAAAAGTTCTCCTACAGAGCTTCTTAATAATTCAACTAATTGTTGTCGTTCTTCATCTTGTAGTGTATCAAACCTACCAGATACTTCATTTTTATATTCTTCAAAATCCATTAAAATCCACCGCCTTTATATGTGTCTTTAGTCACCTTACCATCTGAACCAGCGTTTCTTGAAATTGCCGATTTTGTATAACTAGACGCAGCTGCTTGTGCTTGTTTATTTCTTCTATCTCTACTACTACTGCTACTTGACTGTGCCGCAGCTTGTGCCGCAGCTTGTTGTTGAGCATACGCTTCATTAGCTCTTCTAATAGACTCTGCTCTAATCCTAGCATCTTCAGCTTTTTTATCAGCAACAGCCTGTTTAGTTTTAGCTATTCTGTCATCTGCTTGCTTTTGTTTAACTTGTTCAGCTTTTATTTCTTTCTTCTCAGCCGCTGTTGGGAATCTACGAGCAAGTGCATTGGTATTAGGTATTTTGTACCACACAGCACCTTTCATATTAGGATCACCACCACTCGCATCTGTACCTATCTTAGCTTTAGCAGTTGCTGATAGTTCACCTTTCCTAGCGGCAGTAACTGTAGAAGCCCTATCTGTACTAGCGATACTAATTTTATTTTTATCATAATCACCTACATCACGTTGCTTATAGCTAAATCCATTCTTAATGAGTTCACCCAGTGTAGGTTTGTGGTATGGACCTTGCTCGTCTACATATACAATTCTACGATTATCTGCTCTAATAGCAAAACCTTGATCATCAGCAAGTATGCCTGTTGAACTACCATCTGAAACAGCACCAACTGCATAGCCGTTAACTGTAGTACCGCCTGTAACTTTAAATCTTTCACTTAACTCGTATGCCTGACCTAAATTTGCATCAGCCAAGTTTTCCCATGCCGTTGCTTGATTAGACTGACCAGTTTTGTATTTTACTTTAGGTTTAATTACTTTAGCACCCAATCCAGTTTTTTCTTCTGTAACTGGTTGTGTTTTTGTAATATCTAACTTAGCAGTCTCTGCAATATCTAAAGGTACTTCTGGAGTGACACCAAAACCACCTTGTACTTTTTGTGTAGCATCAGGTGTGTATGCATCTGCTTGTCTTCGTGCAACTTCAGATGCTCCATCACCACGACCACTACCAATTGGTTTAGATGGTGTTATACCAGAAACACTAGGTTGCGTATATGCAGGAAATGCACTATCAGTTTGTTCTGCTACAGTTGCGGGAGTGGCAGATGATGGTATACCTAAACCCAAAGCAGGGTCGCCCGCATTTTTATATTCTGGAAAACTCCCTACGGCACGATATATACCAGACTCATCTGGCGTAAAAGAAAACTTTTGATAGTCATCAGTTTTTCCAACTGTAGGGTCTGGTAATGTATTAAGTGCAGTATTTCTTTGATTTACTACAGGTTGCATAAAGGGTAGTACACCAGAAGGTGTTGTATAGTCTATCGGAGGAGCACTAACTAAAGGATCAGCACGTTCTACAGATGGAGTTACATATGGTTGTATCATTGGATCGGCACTAGTTCCTGTAGGAGAAAACCCCATAGAAGAAGGTGGTGTATATGTAGAAGTATCTACAGGCGTAGTAGCTGTTTCACTTGGATCACCGCTTGCATTTGTAAATACTCCAGTAGTACCTGTTTCACTTGGATCACCACTTGCGTTTGTGGGTGTAACAAAACGATTACTTTCTGTACTAGCTAATGTATATTGATCAGGTGTGACTACACCAGTAGTACCTGTTTCACTAGGATCATCACTTGCGTATGTGGGTAATATAGCTTTTGTTAAAGGCATACCTGTGTTTTGTGGTAAAAATACCCTAGGTGTTGGGTCTACGTTAACACCAGTTTCTACAGCAACTTTTTTAACTTCTGCTACTTCTTCTGGCAATTTACCTAAAGCACCTGCTACTGCATCAATAACACCACCAAATACATCACCTAATAAGTTATTGACTAAACCACCAGCATGTTCATTTATGCCCTCAGTTCTAGCTTTAAGTGCCGCAATTTGTTCTGCATTTAATAAGCCAGAGTTTAAAAGTTTAGTAGCCCCTAATAGTGCTTTTTTATCTTGGTGTGCCATAGCCGCCATAGGGAATATAGCAAGTGGCCCCATAAATAAAGTAGCCGCTTTAGCAAAGGTTCTTCCTACGCCAACTAAAGTAGACGACTTATCCATGTACTCTTCATAGCTTAGGTTATCCCAATCAATTGCTTCTGGTGGTGGGAGTGCAACATTAGTACGATCATCGTTGTCTCTGCGTACTTCTTGTGTGGCGGCATTAGCATCTGCAACTATATTGTCAGCAGGTGTAGTACCAGAACCAACAGGTGCATCAGTACCTGTATACAAAGTATAACCATCTGGAATAGGGAATGTAGCTTTACCACCTATAAATGGTATTAGTATATTATTACCAGCAGCGTTACGATATTCCTTATACTCAATAGCGGCATCACCCATAAGCTTTTTAAAGTCTACTGTAGTACGCACAGGTTGTGCAATCTCTGGTGTAAGTCTACGTGTAGTAGTACCTAATGTTGCAACAGGTTGATTTACTACAGCGGCAACAGGATCAGGAATACGTGTAACACTTGTAGTATCTGTAGTTAAACCACCAACAGCCATATTGATTTCACCGCCATCGTCTGGTTCACCTCCAGCTACAATGATTAAATCATCCATACCAAAAGGTAAATCGTCTGACATAGTAGCTTCATCACTATTACCCATCTGACCCATAGCATCCATTTTCTGTAAACCCATCTTAGCTTCTTGGCGTAATCTCATAAGCTTATCTAAACCAATATATCGTGTAACATCTTCTGAAAATATAAACTCACCATTACTTACATTAGCTTCAATATCATCTCGAACACCTTCACGAGTTCCACCTACAGGAACTTCGTTACCAGATTCTTCATCGATCATACCGCCCTCATCTTTAAGGCCACCACGTGCGAATAATTCCATTTGTTTGTTCATCATAAGATGTTCCCTTAGTTATTTTTTAATACTTCATCACGTAATAGTTTTAATCTACGTAACTGAAAAACTGCACCCTGCGCTCGATATATAATCTTATCATTGTCAGCTTGTTCCATAGTTCTATGCTGTTGAGCTATCAAAGAATCTATATAACTACTGAACTGTTCCCATTGCTGGTGGTTGCTGACCATCGCCTTGAGCTTGCTCAGGTGCTCCTTGTCCTTCTGCATTTCCACTAAATCCTTGTTCTTGTGGTAGAGGAGCTTGTCCTGTACCTATGTTACCACCACCTGCGCCTGTAGGGTCTGCTGGATTAGCACCTGCTGGTGCGCCCTGTTCTGGTTGTGCTTGTTGAAAACCTTTCATGAGTTCAGCTTGAATAGCCGCCTCATCCATATTGTTAGTAACTTTGTCAGGGTCTAACTCAAGAGACTTTGCAATCTCTCGTATAATATACTGAAATTTTGCAAAAGGTGCAAGTGCTGGACTAGAAGAAATTTGCATAAACTGCATTAATCTTTGGCTACGTACTTCATTAGCCATTAAACTCTCTGTACCACGAGCCTTAACTTCTAAATCACCTTTGATCTTAGGGTCGTAGTCAAACTGCATATTGAATCTAAATAGGTTCTCACCTAATGGTCTTAATAGATAGTCATCAATATTCTTGATAACATTTTTAATGCCACCTTGTGCAGCACCCATTAACATACTAATACCAGAAGCAGTACGACCTACACCTGACACACCTGTTTGACCATGTGCGAAAGATGGAAAACCTGTAGACTCATCCGCAAGGACACGTGCCTTATCAAAGAGTTGTAGGTTCTCCTGTGCCACATTAGGGAACTTAGTTCCAAAAATGCTTTGTCCGGGTGCACCACCTTGGCGACGAAAGACTTTGCCCGGATACACAGATAAATCTTGACCGGGTACTAAGTTAGTTTCGTCTACCTCTATTAGTAAGTTTCCTGATAGTACAGCATTATCTACTGCCATACGCATGAAACCATTCATTAATGTTTGTGTATCATCCATGTTCTCAGCAATACCTACACCAAAGAAGCTGTAAGGATTTAGTTCATATGGTACAGCCATGTAAGGGATACGTGCAGGTTTAAATGGATTCATAACCATACGTAATAGTTTACCATTACAAATCCATACATTAGCTTGTAACTCATCTACATTAGTTAATTCATCTGGAATGTCTACACCTTGTTCTATCAGCATTTCGACATCTACCATACCCCAATACTCTAGTACTTCAAAGCGTTCAATACCATGCTCTGGTGCATAATCAGACAAATCATCTTCCCAATGCTCTTTACTATAGTTTTCACCTAGTGAGATAGCTTCATCAATTACAGATGAACGGAAGTGTGGTCTACGTTTAAGCGCACGTAATTGTGTTCTTGACATCTTGTGACGCTCAATAACAAACTGTGCTTCATCCATGTTAGTAGCATCAGGATCAGGGTAGAAGTTCCATACAGACACATGAGATACTTGTGGGATTGTTTTCATTACAGGTGAATACTCACCATCTTCATCCCAGTTAGGGTATTCTTTATCTACTGCGAATGGTCCTTTCATTACGCCAGTACCAAACAATGCCATCTCGAATGCTGTACTACGTAAATGTTTACTAGCACTAGACTCTTCTAACTGATCGTGTATCTTCTTCTGCATCATCTTAGCCGCTATCATAGCAGGGCTAAATGTAATAGATGTAGGAGTTTTACCTACACCCTCACGGACGTTATCAATCTCACTTAGTTTATCTTTAAGTGGCCCGATACTATCCAGTAATGTTTTAGCAGTAGCACCTGCAGGTAAGTCTTTACCATCTCCAGCAAAACCATATGGGTTCACTTCTTCATTTAGTTCTGACTCACGTAACTGCTCAGGTTCTTTAGGATCGAAGTGTACATCTGATACTACACCTTCTGGTAGTTCAGTAGGATCAACTGTTAACGGAAACTTCTGCCCAGCAAATAGTACATCTACTATCTGACCATAGGCAGCAAGTGTCTTAGTTTTAGTTACTTTAATAAATACTCTTGACTTCTCAGCCTCAGTAAACTGTACATCAGGACTATATAAACCACGATAGTTACGATATGCTTGTAACCAACGTTGTTCATCTTGTTGTCTGTAGTCGTCAGCACGATTGTACTTCTCCATAATAAATGGAATTATCTTTGCTGTATCTGCATCATCAACCGTAGAGTCATCAGTATCCTCTAGGATAATTGCATCATCTTCGATAAAGCCTTCGTTTTCTTCTGCCATTTATTTGTCCTTAATATCCAAACGTGGAATCTGCTACATTCATACCACCTGATGGTCGCCCATTTGGATCATAATCAAATATGCTAAATCGTGGTCTTGACATGATACCATAACGTAATGCATCGTACAAGTGATCTTCTGAGGTAGTATCTATATCTTCTGGGTTTCTTTTGTCTATGGGTAACGCAGGTAATTGAGCTACCATGTTAGTACATGTATCAAAGAATACTAGTCGTGGCTCTTCGGTATATTCATCTACCTGTAACCTTCTATGTATCTCATTCTTACCTGCTACACGTGAACCTTTTGATCTATCCGATGGTCGCCATCTGCAACCTCTTTGAACCATCTGTTCTGCTAGGGAAGGTCCTGTATCACCACGCTTGTGCCATAGTGAGCTATCAAGTACTCCATACTTAATATTACCATCTCCAGCTTCTAAGTCAAGTACTTGATCAGCTAAATCTGCCGCTAATACTTTACTTACGTATAACTCACGATACACTATTAGTTGTTCACTAGGTGATACCGCAAACCATACTACACCAGATTTACTACCATATCCATAATCACATGCTCTAAACTTAACCCAGTTACTTGGTATATCGAATGGCTTAACTACGTGTATGTTTCTATCAAACTCTGTGAAGGCTGCACCTTCTTTAATATCCCAATCACCATCTAGTAATTGTCTTCTTTGCTGTTCTGGTAAGGATAGAAGCATTGCTTCATAATCACCTTGTTCAGCTAAGTACGGATTATCTGCTAATCGTGCAGGTATAAACTTACGTTTAAATAAAGCTTTACCAGCTTTCTCGTGACCTGCAGGGTATCTTAATACTTCTGTTGTTTCAATGTCTGTAGCATCAAATGATTTATTATGTGCCGCAGGGTCAATGAACATCTTCTTAACCCAATGATGACCTCTACCACCGGGGTTAGTCGTAGCCCTCATATATACAGGAAGGTCATGTGCAGTAGAACGTAAACGTGAGCGCATGTAGTTCCAAGCAAAGGGTGTAGGCCACTGTGTAAGTTCGTCAAAGCCTATCCAACTAAATGCTAAACCTTGGTATCTTAATACATCATCCTCTTTATCTAGGTATGACATCCACAGTCTTGCACCTGATGGTGCTGTCCATTGCATCTTACGTTCTGACCACTTAATACCCGGCCATATTTTAGGATACATTTCTTGAGACTTAAATATAAGTTCTCTTAGTTCTTCTGTAGTATGTCTTAGTAGCAACCCTGAGAATGATGGGTGTCCCATGAAACGTAGTGGATCAGCTAACATAGCATATGATTTGCCACCACCAGCACTGCCACCATATAGTACTTCACGTTCACCTGCGGCAAGGAAGTCCGTCTGTGGACCAGCATTAGGTTTAAATATTACATTATGCTGTTCTTCAACTTTAGCTAAATCATGATCAACTACAACTTTAGGCGGCTCTGGTTTCTTCTGTGTCTTCTTTTTCTTTTGCACCGAGTCTTGTGCGCTCGATTTCTTCCGCTTTGGCGATTGCCTTTTTCGCATAGTCTGCCCATCTGCGAAGGCTTCCAGCTTTGTTTTTTCTTTGTCGCTCATTATCTAACCGTTTCTTTAAACCTACATGAGAAATAGTTCTACCAGTATTTCTAGTCAACCAGTTAGCAACTTCTCGATACGAATACTGTTTTAAGTATTTCTGTGCTTGCTCAAGCATATCAAGTTCTGCACTGATTGGCAAGAGTATTCCTTTATCTTTTGGGTCTAATTCATAACCAAAGGGAATTGTTCTTGCTACACGTGGGATTGATACCCATTTACTATTTTCTTTAAGGTCTGTCGGTTGTGGTAATTTCCATTTACCTAATGGTTTAGTCATCTTCATCCTGTGCTTTTTTAGCTGGCATCAACATGACACCACCCTTAGCTTCTACTTGTACCTTCTCAGTCTTAACTAATCCAGTACGATCTAGTAGCTCTTTAGCGGCAGTCATCTTATCACGTATACCTAATTCAGTAGGATCATATAGCGCACCTACCATAGCCATAGCCGCTTTAGGTACATTACGTGCTAAGTAGCTGTGAGTAACGTCAATGATTTCTTCTTTGAGGCTATTCGTTATTTCTGTGTTAGAAGTATTAGCTGAATAACCTGCAATGATCTTAGCACTGGTAATGTCTCCACCAGCTTCGTCCATAAGGACTGCTAAGAACTTCTTCTGTCTATCTGTTAACTCACGTGCCATATTATTATTCCACCATGTGTAATGCTTGTTCAAGCGTTTCTTTGTTACGCCTAGACCAACCACGTCCAAATGTTTTGTACGTATCTAATCCTTCATAGAACCCTTGTCTTACTGTATATACATAATCAATAATATACTTAGGGTCTTTCTCCATAACAAGTTGTAGTGTATTAGGACCAATAGCACCATCTGCTGTAGCACCTACTGCACGTTGTATAGCTTTAGCAGGTCTACCACTACCACTATTAACAGCCCAATCAAATGCACACCAATCTACTCCCGATGGAAGTTGATCACCTTTGACTCTATCCCAATAGTTCTTCTTGTAGATAGGGCCAACATCATCTGGTGTTAGATCACGCATCTCTTCTTCAGTAGACTCACGACCAATCCATTCATCATATACACGTTTGGTTACACCAAGATTAGTCATGCCACCGGGATCACTAGGATGATTTACGTAACCACCTTCATGTTCCAATAGCATTTCTAAACATTCGTTAAAGTTACTCTTCATTATTTTTTCCCGCCGAAGTATTTACTTACGCCACGCATACCAATGCTGGCACTCACGATTCCACCCAATGAGTACTGATACCAATCGGGCATAACCTCTAATGCAGTAAAACCTGCCTGTACAATCTGATTGCCCCACTCACCACAGAAGGCTAAAATCAAAGGAATGGAAAACAATAAAGTAATCCATTCATCTTTCCAACTATTCTCTGTAGCCTTCATAGCGGCTATATCCCAGTCTATTTCACCTGTGGCTATCTTCATCTTAGTTTCAGCTTCTGCTTTCTTAACAGCAGTCTTGCCTTCAATCATAGTACCAGCAAGATTAGCAACTTGACCTATTAAGTTTAGTCCTAACATTATCCGTTATTCCCTTTAACTTCTTTCTTGCTCATGTTAGTTACTCCGAAGAATACACCAACTATACCAGCTACAGATAAGAAGTATATAGATGCCATAGAACCAATTATGTCTGCCGCCTTCTCTGCACCTACAATACTACATAGTAATACTAGGAATGGATATGCAAGCATACCAACTAAACAGAACCACGCCATGCGTCTTTGAGCATCACGTTGAGCGTCTTCATCATCGAGTCTACGTTTACGATCTTCTAATTCTAAAGCGTCCCATTCGGACTTATCTATAGAACCACTACCATTAACATCTGCATCTTCAAAGCTAGTCATTCTTAGACTTTCCTATATTTCTTAGACGTTTTAGCAGCGCCTTTAGGCTGTTGAGAAAACTGTTTACCAGCTTTAGTATCTTTACGCTTTTTTGCAGTAGTAGCTGCATACTGCGAACTAGACATTGCTTTAAGCGCAGCAGCTGGTAAGTAACGTTCCCCAGTAGCTTTAGTACCTTGAGTCGAAGGTTTTCCACTTTTAGTCCCCCACTTTTGACGAGTCCACTTATTTAAACTCTTTTGAGATTTGGAAAGGGCCATCACTTATAGCCCCCACCTGCTTTTTTATATTCCGATGCGAGGAGTTGTGCTTTACGTGCAGACCATTGCCCGGCCTTGCCCCCCTTAGTTCCCCGCTTAATGCGCTCAAACAAACGCTTCCGCATAGTAGGCTTAGTATAATTTCCTGCCTCATTTACTTTTGACTTTGTTTTCGATTTCGCCACGAGTAATACCTATATCTCTTAAATCTCTGTCAGACATGTTATTTAGTAACCATACATCGGCACTTGCTTGTCTGCTTCGTTCAATACTTTTAAATAATCTTTTAAACATTTTAACTATCTCCGTTATGTTAGTAAGGCTTGTTTACCTTACAGAGATAGTTATACCATAGTTAGTTATACCATACTATAGATAATAATGCAACCCCGTTATGCATTCCTAGCAGGGTCATAGTATTCTTCTAGTGAAACCATTACATTAATTGTGTTAGTAGTCTCACCATATGCTACTAGCTTATCACCAGCGTGTAAGTTAAAGTAACCACCATTAACTAAGTTATCTACAGAGTTACCTGCCATACTTAACCCATTAGCTATATAATGATACGCATTATCTTCTTTGTGATAGAATTGTACGTATACCTTTTTAGTTGAGTTACTATTATTACTCAAATGTAGGTATCGTACTATAGCACTAAAGTTATTAGGGCATGTGTACAACACAGTAGCACTTGCATCTGCAGCAGTAGCGGATACAAGATAACCTTGTGTGTGAAACTTAGCGTTGTTTAGATTAGCCATTACTTACCTGCGTCTTGACACTTACCTGTGGCAGAACAATTAGCTGGTGTAGTACAGCCCTTACACGTTTTAAATTTACCCATCTTCATATTACTTACTTTCCTTGTGTTCCCGGATTAGATGCACCACAGTTTACGTAGCCACCTTTATTATACGAAGGTTTCTTATTCTTCTTCTTCTTAGCCATACCGCCCTTGTATAAATCAAAAGGTGCTTGAGGAAGTGTGACGTTCCCTTTCATTTTATTATCACGAGCAGATTGTTGTTGTTTACGTATCATAGAATATTTTTCAGCTGCATATTTTTTCTTAAACTTTGCTAGGGCATTTTTATAAACAAGCTTATATGCCTTTTTACGAGGCCCACTATCCATAGCTTCCATACGGTTTTTCATATCTTCTATTTTTGCTTTGGCGTTTGCATAATCTTTATCAGCTTGAGATACAGTTTGATTTTTATTTATACTACCTTTATTTTCTGCTGCTGCTGCTTCTGCTCTTTGCTTACGATCTTTAAGTTTTTGAGCAGCAAGTTTTCTAGCTTTCTCTGCTTCTGCAGTCTTGTCTTTCGGTACTTGGGTTACAAGTTTACCGCCTAATCTACGAGCTACATTAAGTCCCATTATATTTTTCCTATTACCATTTAACTTTGTGTGACCAGTACTTAGCACTTAGCTTACTAGTCGGTTTACCTTGAGCATTATGTCTAGCATAGTAACTCTTCTTACGAGCTTTGTCTTTAGCAGTCTTAGGATTCTTACCTGCACCACTGACACCCTGTTGACCAAAACGAATAAACTTATACGTGTCCCCCTCTTTAGCCATCACACAGTGAGACTTCTTAGGGTGACTAGGTGTCCTCTTAGGTTTGTTTACACCCTTGAGTCCTTCCTCTTTCATTTTAGTCTTAACTCGCTCAGGAACTGCCATCTGTCCAACCTTCTTTTTTCATTGCCCACTCTACGTGTTCTAAAGTAAACTTACGACCATAGTGGGCTTCCACTGCAGTTCTTACATAGAATACATCACTGTGAGGGATATGTAAGTTCTTTAAATTACCATCAAGCAAATGCTTATAGAATTGTTTAAGAACATCGTCTGTATATAGTTTTACTGATTTCTTCGCCATTGTCAATACTTAATTATACAAAGTCCTCGCCTAAGAAGGCGATTTATATGTACGTAGTTACTTTATGCTATCATATATCACTGTACGTATACACTTATATGTTAATATATTAGTAAGTATATATTCATAGTACATGTATACTGTACGTGTATCACTTATAGTGACCCTACCAGG